GGGAGCCGTTGTTTGGGTTGATCAATATTCAGTTTCATCAGGCGGGCGGTATTCCGCTTCTTCTTCTTTGTCCACTTCCGGCAGACCAGCGAGGGCCATCAGGATAGCGGATACCGCGCCGAACGCGCCAGCGGACAGGGCGGCAATCCAATTCACATCGCCCAGCACCAGTGCGCCGGTTCCGATGTATGCCAGCATTGCCTGTGCAAAGGTACGCAGGGCGCGAATACCAGCCGCCTTAAACCACTTCTTCCAATCCATAGTGATTCTCCTTTCTTTCAATCATCGTTTTCATCGTGTGTCGGCAGGGCAAGGAACTTTGCGCGTATATCCTGCATCACGCCGTTTTTGCCCAGCTTTTCATACTGGATCCAGCAATTTTCAAATGACTCCCGCGCGTACAGCGGGGCGTAACCTTTGGCCCGATAGTGATTGTAATACTCAATCATTTGCGCCCGCAAAAGGGCCTGTACGCCCATTTGCAGGGCCTTGAGGTGACTATACACATAAACCACCAGCCCTCCAATGACCGTCACGAATGAAAGCATCCAACCCCAGTTATCATGCATAAAATCCATGAACCCCATCGGTTACACCCCCAGTACCTTTCCGAGCAGATCGTGCGCCGCGCACAGCGTGTCATACTGCGCCCGCGTAAGATTGATCGTTACAATATCGGGTTCGTCCGTCCGGGTTGCCGGGTCATCCGTGGTCACCGGAACCGAGGGCGCGGGAACAACCGCTCCGGCGATAGCCAGCGCCGTCAGTGTAGCTTCCCCGGCCTTGCCATCCACCGTCAGGCCCTTTGCTGTCTGGAATGCCCGGACAGCCGCCTCGGTCTTGGCACCAAAGATGCCGTCAACCTTTCCACAGTCAAAGCCCAGCTTGTTCAGCAGGGTCTGGAGCTCGGTCACCGCGCTCCCTCTGGATCCATTCTTGAGAACCGTCACAGCCGGTTTTCCTCCTTCGTCCCCGGTCACGCCGGTATAGTCAACATCTTTCAATTCGCCCCACTCATCCCAATGGGACAGCTTGGACGTTACAACACCGTTAATTGTTCCTTTGGCCTCAATAACGGTATCGTTGCCGATGTACAGCCCGATGTGATGCCGGTTTTTATCCGATGCCCTGTACAGGAAAACCGCCGTGCCGGGTTTGATGGGCTCGCCGTCTGTGCGTTTTCCCCCGGAAAGCTTTCCCTGACTGGAACAGTATTTGTTCCAAATCGTGTTGGAACCGTGGTAAATGGATGCGCCCAGTTGCTTGTACGCCCACGCAAACAGACCGGAACAGTCCGCAACGCGCCGCCCGATCCACTTACTGCCGTACTTAATTGTCATTTCCCGGGTTGCCGCGTTCTGTTTGGCCTGTGTCCACACTTGGCCGGACGCTCCCCAGATATAGCCCCACTTCTCATCAAGGGCCTGTTGAAAAAGCGCAATAAGAGCCGCTACAGCAATCATTTACGCCGCCTCCGATCTTTTCAAAAAGTAAGGACGCGGATCCTTAAACCTCCGCGTCCTGTGTAGCCGTTTCGCTGTCCAGCTGTGCCTCCAGATTGATAATCGTCTGCCGGTACGAACGGCGCTTGACGATGATCTCCCTCACGTCTTCCGTGATGGACTTGAGGAAACTGATGATGCCGGTTGCGGAGGTGCAATCGCAAATGCCCTCCAGCGTCTGAATGATTTCATGATCAGATTCATTCAGAAGCGCCTTACATGCACGGATTTCGGCCTCCATCTCTTCACGGGTCATCTCGCGGTTAGTATCTGCCATCGTTGACTTACCCCTTTCTTAGGTTCTTTTCCGCTGATCGACGGTGTAGTGTGGAACAGGTTGAAAAACAGGTTATCCATGTTGCGGACAGTCCGGTGAGCATCCTTGCGCTCCATGTATCCGCGCCATGACATATAGGAACATCCCACTTCCTTGACCGTCATAATTTCTGCCTCAACAAAACGCCGAAAAGATTTGAGCTTTCGGCGCTGTCTTATTGTGGCCGCGCGGCAGGGCTTCTGGAGCACCCGTCCGGTTGGCTGGAGGAAAAACTGGGTTTTAAGGAAGGTAAATCCACGGCTGAGTCTGACAATCTGCGTCTTCTTTCGGTTGATAATGATTCCCTGCTTTTCATATTCAGCAAAAAGCGCATCCCTCAAAGCAAGGAGCCTGTCTTTATCACGCATAATGATAAAGCTGTCATCCATATAACGGGCGTATCCGTCCGTGTGCCAAACATCCTGTATCAGATGATCTATCCGGGATGGATAGGCGATTGCGGATATCTGGCTGTCCTCCGGGCCGATGTACAGCCCGGATTCCCCGGTTCCTTTGACAAAGTTCTTGCAGATCCGGTTCAAACGCGGATCATAGAAGTGCTGATCATACACGTCAAACATGGGATCATGCTGGATGTTGTCAAAGTATTTCCGAAAGTCGATCACAAGCACGTACCCTTCCGTGTCACGGTATTTCCTGTAGTACCGGTGAAGCATGGTAGCGCACCGGTCTATTGCAAAGGTAATACCCTTGTTTTCAAGGGACGCGCCGTTGTCGTAAATCAGTCCGTTGGATAGTATGGGAACCATAGCGTTTGTGCAAATGGCGCGGCGGATCACGCGTTCCGCGTAATGTAGGCTGTGTACATCCCGCAACTTGCCTCGTTCGACAATTTGAAAGTTGTAATAGCCTTGCCGTGTATCCTTTCCACTTGCAAGCAGTCTGTGTGATAGTCGCGCATTCCGAAACGATCTCACGTTGTACCGGGCAACGCTTCCTTTCCACATGACACCCTTACGCGCGGCCCAGTTGGCTTCCATAAGGGCGCTTACACTTGTGCATCTGTTGAAGTCATCGTATTTACCAATACGGGCGGCTCTGTGCGCGTCCCGTTTGGCTTTTCGCCTTTGGTATCGTGCTTCGTGTCTTTCTGCGCTGGTCATTGGGATAGACACCTCGTAGAGCGTTATTGTAGGAGCGCGTTGTAACTCCATAGCGACAATGGCCATGAAACCGGGTACTCGGTGAACGTTTCCAACGAACGGTTGTTCTTTCGTCCGCCTCCTGTCGCTAACCCCGGCCATGCAAGAAGCGTCCGGCCAGCCGCATCAAGGCCCCCGTGTTACCGAGGGTACTCTATACTCCCTTTCTGATATAAAGTATGTGTATTTACCCGTTTCCGGGAAGGTTGTCTTCTCCTTCCAAACAAAGTCCCGGCTCTGCTTTCCGTCTCCCGCGTGTAGCTTGTCGCACTCCGGGAGACTTACTCGGTCTGGCCTTATTGGTAGTTCGTTGGAATCAGACGGGGCCGCGATTATCGTTGGACGCGTTGTTGTTGTTGACATTGCCGTTGTTGTTGACATTAACAAAGTTCGTGGCGTTACCAGATGTGGCTGATAGTGTCCACCAGTTATTGCGGCCATTAAACAGACGTGCAGAAAACAACCTGTATCAAGTAATCAATTTAGTGCTTTTACGCCATGCAACGAGAAGAGGTCTTGCCCGGTCAATCAGTTCCCCGCATTCCTCGATTGCGCCCGGTAGCGGATGATCCGCATCCACCTTACCTTTGAACAACGTGTCAATCAGGTATTGCAACTGATCGTCAATCATATCAAGGTCATCAATTGCGGCTTTCTGCATTGCCCTCCGGTCATCCACAAACTGCGGTTTATTCGGATAGACATTGAAAGCAACAATGATATGGTCAATCAGGTGGCGGGCAATCTCCAGTGTGGGAAACGTGAAAATTGGCCGGTATCTCTTAGGAACGATATTCTCATTCATAAGGGCAAGAGTCAATTTGGATCGTAGTTCATACGATGTTCGGTAAAATTCCATTTCGGATATCTTCCGAAACCGGGCAAGCACACTACTCATTGCGTTAGCATGATCCTTTCATTATGCCGCCCACAAGGGGCGGCAGGTGTGTGAAGCGTCAAGCGACGCGGAAGCAGACGGGGCCGCGATAATCGGAGGACGCGTAGCGGTTGTAGACAGAGCCGAAGTTGGCGACAAAAACAAAGTACGTGGCGTAACCAGATGCGGCTGATAGCGTCCACCAGTTATTGCGGCCAATGTTCCTGTTCATGTTCTGAGCGAACAGCGGATACTGCACACTGCCCATCGCACCGTACTTGTTACAACCCCAAATAGGAGCGCCGGTAACCTCAACCTCGGAAGGAAGCCACAGTTTACCGATGTTCTCCCATCCACCCGCGTTATCTTCGCTCTGGATACCAGAAGCGGAGAAGCGCTTGGGAATGTACATGCGCTTTTCCACAATGACGTTTTTCAGCGCATCGGGAAGGAAGAAGTACACACCGCCAGCGGTATAGTCAACCGCTTCCGTTTCGGGAAGATTGCCCGTCCCGTTCGGAACGTTACCGGCGAGGGAGTTGAGGAAATGGTAGCCGTTGGAAGACAGCCACGGATACTGATGATCCGCATCCAGACCATTGTTGAAATTCTTCAAGTTCATCTTGAAGGTAGTGGGCCACACAGACGCGGAAATGAAGTCAATGTGATTGCCAACCGCCGTATCACCGTATCCCTTGTACGTGTTGATACCGGCAATCCTCGCATTGAATTTCGTGCCGTTGGTACAGGTCACAGGGATGTAGTCGGCAACGTGAAGCTTGCTGAAATCACCGGCCCTGATGCGGGCTTTGATCCACGCCCACGGATCAGAATATCCGGCAATTTCGGACGCAAACTGGGTAGTCAGGTCAACACCGGGATAGTAACGGTCATCACCGCAACCCTTAATATCACCGACATTGCCGTTGAGGTTGATCTGGTCAACATAGTTTGCCATTGGAAAACCATCCTTTCTTGTTAGCCGTCAATCAGCGTGAGACTGAGGCTTAGTGTTCCGTCACTCAAACCGCCGTCAAGCGTTTTATCCGCCGATTCGCCGGTTTTGATGAACAAGGTGCTGTTCTTCTCATAGATCAGGCAACCCCGGCTTGCAGAGCCTCCGGTAACGCTGTCCGCGTATTTCCGTGCGAGGCCATAGAACATAAGCACCAGTTGCATAACCTTGCTGAAAGTCATTTTCACGCCATTGCACCTCCTTTACTGAGGAATGAACGTGCCGGATTCGTTTGCAATGTAGACTTTTGCTTCCGCGTCTCCGACAACATAGAGCAAGGAGAAAGGCGCAAAAATCTGATTTGCCGTCATACCGTCCACGTTTGCGCCGTTGGTAGGTAAAGGGGAAGGAACCGAATCGGAAAGAATCATGACTTGCATGATCTCCGTACCGTCCGTCTTTACACCCATACGTTCTGCGCTAACTGCCCGCATTGATGTTCCCTCCTTTCTCCGGGATTTAGAAACTTTGCGCGTATATAGAAACAGCGCGGATCCGCACCCACACCCCTCCGTGTAGCCGTGTTCCGCGCTGTTGCGCCGAGGTTAATCAGGTTCCGATTGCAAACCAGCAGATACTTCTGGATGTGCTGTTGGAACCCGCTGTACACACTTCAAATCCGGTTGTACTGATATTTCGTGTCTTAATGACATTGATACCGGAGGTTGTCGCGTCATTGGCATATGTACAGATAACAATTGCTCCGTTGATTGTTTTACCGAAACCAACCGAGCTCCATGAAGACGTGATATTGGTAGTCCCGTAGGCGTACTTGAACGGGAGCCGCGCCGCCGCAAGAGTACCGGAAGTGATGTTGCTTGCCGCGTGATTGTGGCTTGCCGCCGCCGCGCCGAGGTTGGACAGGGCTCCCGCCGCCGTTGAGGATCCCGTGCCGCCCTTGTTGACAGACAATGTTCCACTCAAGTTGTCCAACGTATGATTATGGTCTGATGCCGCCGCACCGATAGCTGATGGTGTTATGCCAAGGTTCGTTCTGGCTCCTGCCGCGTCTGTTGCGCCCGTGCCGCCCCGCTCAACAGGAACCGTCCCGTTCAGTTTTGTATCACCGTGATAGATATCCCACTCTTCATTGATCTCAATCGCGTTCTGCCGTGAACCTTCTTTACCAAAGGACACGTTTAAACCGCCGTTCAAGATGTGAATGATGGAGTCAGCAATCAGAGCCGTAACTTCCTTGTGCGAATACGTGCCTTTCAAGTTCTGCACCTGATCAATTGCCACAATCCGCACTTCGTAGGTATCTTCACCCGTGATCAGCCCGCCGCCGATAATCGTTGTACCGCCGTTCGTGATAGCAACACCGGCGCTCCATGTGGTGGCGTTGGCCTTTTTGTACTGGGCCGTCAGGGAAAGCAAGCTGTTTTTGCTGTTCACGTCCGCAATGGATACGGTGACACTTACAGCGATATAGGTTCCTTCATCGTCCGGGGTGGAGTCATCCGCGCCCTTGCACCTGTAAGCCTGTAGCTTGCTAATCTGGGGATCATAGTAATCATAGACCGTGATCGTCTTTGCCCCGGCAGATGCGGAGTTGCCGAAACTGTTTGTCACACGGCCTGTACACTGGATCACGCCTGTTTCTGCAAGTTCCCCGGTGGTGAAGGTCTTCGTGTTTGTGGTACTCTGGATCTGTGAACCACAGGCAAGCGTGATATTTGTGATGCTGGCTTGTGTTCCGGCACTCGCGCTGTTCATCGCCAGTGTAGCTTTGCTCAGCCCTTTCACGTACACGCCCCACGTGGACGGGACGTACTCGCTCTGCACAAGCGCCACTGTCAGGTCACCGGTTGTAGGGTAAACTGTTGAACCGTCAATGGTAATCGTGAATGAATATGCGTTACTGCCAACGAGGGTAGATCCGTTGTAGGTTGCCAATGTGGCCGATGCACTGCCGGTTGCCCAGTTTGAAGGAACCGTGAAGGTAGACAGGTTTGTTCCGGCACTGATCGTCTGTGTTGATGTGTTTCCGGCGCTGTCTTTCCATGTGATCCTGTGCGAGAACGTACTGTCCGCAGGATTGATTGTCATGGAAATGTTCTGGCCTTGAATCACGCTTGACTTATTCAGTGTACCGGTTGACTTTGTGGTAACGTCATAAGTGATCGTGATTGTAATAGCGCAGTTGGAACGGATAGAAGCGCACGTTGCGCCAGTGTTACGGTTGGCGTTTGAAGTAAGGGTAAGATTGCCGCCTTGAAACGCCAGCGCCGCCGATGCGCTTACGCCATCCAAACTGCCTGACTGGGATCCGCCATCTGACTGGCTAAGATAGAATGTTCCGATACTGCCAAACGTTATACGCGGGGTCTGGCTCGTATACACAACGATGTTTGAAAAGGAAACAGATACACTTCTTATTGTTGCACTGCTCGGAGGAAGTGTGCCGGACGTTCTTGAAAAGTAGAAACTTTTAGACGTTCCTACGTTCATTGTGTAGTTGTCACCGCTTGCCGCGTGTGTGAATACAACTGAATATGCCACAGCTTAACCTCCTTTACAGCGCATTCACGTATTTAAGACCCAGACCG